GGGGGTTCGAGAGCACTATTGATAGCACTGGTAAGGTACCGTTTTGCCACATAACCTGCAACAGCATTCGCTGCAACGCCAGCAACCACACCTACAGCCAGATCACTGATTAGACCTGACTGCATAACGGGTGTGCTGAATTGATTAGCAACCGGGTTGGGTTCAGCGCAGTCACACATATCTAATGGTAGATAGCAAGTGTGGCATAAAACCGTCTGTTGAAATGCGATTTCGCTTTCCAAGACTTTGACTTGCACCTCATTGTGTGCCACAATGACTTTTGAGTACCATTGTAAGAACTCTTTCATATCATAAAACGCATGCGTTTTCTTCAATGTGAAAGTTTGTTCAAACTCCTTGGCGGGATCTGCGGACTTCTGTATTATAACAGGAGACCATATTTCAATGTTCCACCAATTAGGATACTGCCCAGGTAAAAGCTTGGGTAGTTTGGTCTCATCAATCATGTGTGAATTGGCGCGTCTATATTCCTCCGAGGCGCTTACGCGAATATGATAGGGGAGACGACGAGCAACAGCTGCTGGACACGCAAAGTACGAATCCAGATTCAATGATGGGGTATTTGTGGTAGCTACAACCAATTCACATTTGAAAGGTGTACTACCCTTATCCTCCAAAGAGGCCATGGATGGCATAAAGCTCATGTTGTTGCCAACTTGTAAGAACTCAGCCAACGTTGGGTCAATGCCTGGGGAGGCATCTGGTCTCATGTAGCCTATATCATCCATCAAAATGGACCACTGGCTCGATGAAAAACCGTCCCAATGCTTCGCATTAGCGTTGTGCGTAAAACGCATGCCTAGAGAGACATCTTTACAACGCACAGATCCATAATAATAATGGAGGATGTTAGCAAATGTTGACTTTGCAACACTTGTTTGTCCTTCAACCATCAAAACCAATGGGGCTTTTCGCGTAGCCTGCGCACTCTGCCGGTTAATTATGCTTGCTTTCACAGCATTAAGACCTGCAAGAGTCTTTTGGATTAGATTGTGAGCTGTTTTATCTAGCTCAACAGAATACCGCATCATTGACACACCTTGATCAATGAGACGTGTGACATCACCCACATAAGCGTGGTAATCTATACCATGAGCCTCAGGATTCGAGAGGTATTTACCTTTCGCGGAGATATCCATGGCTTCAATATACCACTTCTCGTAAGCGCCACCAGAGTGGAACATGACGTCAATTCGTCCTGTCTTGTAGACCTGAAATCCTCTCTCAACAACAAACAATATGAGGTCAAGGAGAGCATATGTCATATCCGCATGATCAACTGCATGACTAGCGGAATACGCCTGGTCGACAAGATCGAGTTTTTTTGCATCGA